TTCTGAAAGAGGCCGATCTCATAATTCGCCGAAGCGTTTAAAATCGTTACCCTTAGATCATAGAAATCCGTTGACACTACATCCCAAGTATCCGTGGATAAATTAAACTCTACCCCGCCTCCCGTGGATCGATTAAAATTAATCAGTTGCCATTCAATAGCCGTTGAGGAATCATAAAGATATCCCTCATAACGATGAGCCCACAAATAGAGCTTAGTGAATGGGGCAGTCGATAGGAATGATCCCGAGAATGTGATTCCATACTTATCCTCTATCGCCTCGAGCAGCTTCGTTACCTTGATCGCTGGTTTGAGTTCATAATAATTAACGCCGTGATGGTGCCCAACGTGGCCCGCGAGATTCTGTATATCATCTTCGTGGCGGGGATCGGAGGCAGTTTTTACATCGTAAACCCAATTCCTTACCGGACTCATTAGGGGATAAAATACATCTCCACTAAGGAGAGCATCTGAATCGAAGCCTTGTTGAATCGTTGCCCCATTATAATCGTGATCATACGCCGAAAGATCAAGATCATAAAGATAATCCTCCCCAAAGAGATCCGTCATATTAACGAGATCCCCATAAAAAGAGAGGGAATAGGAATAAGGCTCCGTTCCCTTCATCTGCACTCCCTCGAGCTGAATTACTCCTGATCTGAATGGGAGAGAATTTATTTCTATTCTCGCCTCTTGCCGAAGGCGGGCATCAAAGCCCCCGGTCAGATCCACCCGATAATAGTGAGAGAGGATCCGATTATTATTCGTTGAGGCTGGGATCGTGAATCCCTGAGTGAAATCCGTGAAGATCTTAGAGATATCCTGGAGGTTCTGAACCGATAGGTTTATCGTTATCTCCTCATCATTAAAAAGATCCAGCCTTTGGTTGCTTATATATAAATCTACCTGGTTCATCGGATAAGATTTCTCTCATTAAAGGCATAATCGAACGTCATCGAATAATTGATGTTACCCGTATTTACCTCCTTGAAATATTCCACGCTTCCGCGCTGGGGAGTTACTGATCGATAATTGCCTCCCTCGAGGATGGATACTTTTTCGCTCATTAGGATCTCTTCGATTACATCCTTATAAGCTTCCTCCACATATCCCGTGTTTAGCGTGATGCTATTTCTTGAGTTAATGTTGAAGTCCTGATATTGGGGAGTTTTGAAATCCGGCTCCGTGAATCCATCCGCATAGATGGAACGGCGATAAGAATCGTTAGTGAATTGCCCACTCTCATCGCTTCGCTTAAAGAACGTAACGTAATCGCTTACTCCATATCGGTTGACGTACTGAATGATTTGTGGTTCGTACTTTGTCTCACAAAGTATGTCATAGTCATAAGTTGTCTTGTCTTGTCCTCCGAGCGCATCAATCGCGTTCATCAAGCAGTTCCATCCTTCGACCACTCCGCCGTCTGCCGTTACTCGATCCGGATAATCTGCCCCCTCGCTATTTGTTACGAGGCTAATCGAATAGGATCCTGAAGGCATTACTCCCACATAATCGAAAACATTAAGAACGCCGGAGGGAATATAAATTACTTTGTTTTGACTCTCATTCGAATTAGAGGCGAATCCGAGCTCATCCTCCAGGATATACCAATACTTCGTCCCATTGATATCATACATCAACGCATTAAGGCCATTTGAAGCGATGTAGAGAGCCGCAAGCGATTCCCTGAAGGAGGAATATACCTTGTGCTTTCTTTCGATTGTCAGTCCAGGCCCAGCAGTTGGGCGATTCTGCGCTTCGCCTCTTTTTGTCCAGCCCTCCGTTGCGAGGAAAGCATAAGTCGTTCCCGTGCCCCAGGGTGCAGTTGTTGGAGCCGCTCCATTATTTGAATAAGTCCAATCTCCCGAAGGAGCTATCCAAAGAACCTCCCCCACCTCCGAAGCTGAAGGGGCTGTGATATTAAACTTCCCGAAAGGATGGAGGAAGCCATCCCGAACGAGATCCGAGATTTCGAAATTAATTATCTCATCTATCGAGATGCTTTTCGATAAAGAATAATTGTTTGAAGCTGGAGGGCTTGTTTTTGCGCCCGTATATATTTTTACGCCTAATGACATCTCATCCAGCCCATCCGCTGCAAGAGTATTATTTTTTCCCGTTACGAATAACGGGCTTCGCGACATAGAGAGCGAGGCGGGAGTGGATAAACTTGGAGTGCTCATTTCTTGTTAAAATCTTCTTGTTTTGGGAGCATAGCTTGAGCGATCTCGAGAGGCAACTTGGCAAGAGCCAGCCCGAAAGGCTTGCTAAAAAAATAACTCGGTTTTATTCCTTTTTGGTAAATGGATCGGGCGATGAGGAATCCCGTTTGTTCATAGCTCATAAATTTCCCGGACTTTTTATCCCGGAACTGAAACCTCTTCGCTCTTACCCATTTCGGTATGGATTCGGATAAGCCTCCCCGGCGGCCCGTACCCGTTCCAAATCGGAAGGGGCTATTCGGAGCCTTTGCGGAAGAATTCTTTCCTTTTACGCCCTGATCTACAAAGAGAGCGTAATCTTCCATAAAAAAGGAGCCCTCAAAATTCTCGCCCCTTGCCTTGCCTTTGAATGCTAAAGAATTATAGAGCGAGCTCGATGCATTCTTTTTATTCTTGGTTAAGTTGGACCGCGATTGTTGAATGACATACTTTCCAAAGTTGTCAATCACTTGTTGAAGGCGCTTTTCTCTGCTCATCAACAAGAGGAGATTTCCGTATTCGGGAGGATCACATCGAATGTTGCAGTCCATCCAGCGAGCAGATTCTCGAATCGCTCAGAAAAGGGGATGCACGTCGGAACGCTGGAGAGCTGATATAGGTCCGTATAGAGGGTTCCCTTCCGGAGCTTCGTTACCAGGTCATTGATTACGGCGAGCTGCGTATTGAGGATATCTTGCTCATTATTGATCCCATAGAAAGGCTCCGACTGATCCCTGAGATCTTCCTTCGTTTCATCTACAATATCCATACACATAACCGAAACGTTGATCGTGATCGTTTGCCCATCGATCGAAGCTTGATTTACCATAATATGCCCCAGGGGAAAGATGCTCTGCTTATTGAGATCCACATCGAAGATATCTCCGAACGTTACGGAATTGATCTGAGAATGAGCCTCGAGAGTATCCTTGATCGTTTGCGTTAAATTATAGAATTGTCTCATTTTTGTTTCTTCAGAATGTTTGTTTCAAGATCTTGTTTCTGCTTTTCAAATGTTAGGAACGTCAAGCAATGATAGAGGGAGAGCTTTCCAATTTCTGCAAATCGACGAGGATCCCCCTGAGCAAGCTGATAGAATGTTGAATACCATCCCCAGCGTTTGGAGAATTGTCCTTGTGCGCTAAAATCTTGCTCTCCTGATCCGCCTCCAAAGATTTCACTAAAGCGTTCAAGAGTTCGTTCCCTAAACGATAAAAAAAAACCAGGGCTCCCATTACTGCCGACATAGGAGCGCCTTTCATTTGCTCGCAATATTTCGAAGCTGATTCATAGGGCTCGATATCATATCGTTTCCCCACCTTATTCGTAACCGGGCGATAAAGCACCGCCATAGCCTTGTGCAGATCTTGCGTTTCCTGGAGATAATTATCTAAATCGATAAACTCTCCGTAACTGATATCATCCAGCGAAGGGATGAAGCCGAATTCTTTGCCGCTAAGATCGAATCTCGGACAAAGCGATGGCTTTTCCTGGAGCATAAGATTAATGTGCTTAAAAACGCCCCTAACATCCTTCAGCTTGATTCCGGGAAGATCTCCGATAGGAACGCCGCAAAAGATCTCGAGCATTTTCTTCGATAGGAATTCATCATCTCCCTCGAGCCTGGCGAATCGCTGATACTGCTCGAGAGTGATTTCCGAGAGGGAAGTTGGTACGATAACTTGGATCTCCATCATTTAAATAACTTTTAATTCTTAGCGGATTGCATACCGCCCATAGTTCGGGCGGCTCATCCGATTGAACGTGGCATATCTCGTGGCATCGATTCCGTGATTATACTGATCGATCGGCCGATTCAAGAGATTCCCATTCTTATCCTCTTGCCATTTATAGTTCTGAAATTCCTTGATCAGATTCTTAGATCCATTCGTTACGAAGAGCTTATATCGCTTCAGGATATCAATCCCCGCCATAATCGAGTCAGCTCCCTTGGCCGTTGGCTTCACATTCCAGCCCATACGATGCAGCTCTTCGATACTCTTGGGCTCTGCGCTATCGGCCCAAATCTCATCATATCTCGTTAAGCCCAATTCCTGGAGCTTCTCTGATATATCCCTATTCGTGAGATTTGTGTGATATAAAAGCTCCTCGATATATAGATCTCCTCCATCCTCATAAACGCGAACCAGCGACGTGGGATCATTCGTAAATCCGAAGTCCATCCCATACGCTACGATCTTGCCCTTCGGTTGATCGATTGTTGCGAACTGAAATATCGTTGCTCTGCTCGAGCCCCTTTCCCCCAGGCCATAGATCCGCCAATAATCATCATCCGTATCCTTTAGCCTCTCGATCTCCTGGATGATCGAAGAATCTAAAAAGGGATTGTCGAGATAGGTCGTTTGGAAGAATTCCGCATCATCTCGGGGCATAACCCGATCGTATATCCAATGGAAGGTGTCCGAGGGATTATAATCGATGATGATCTTCCCATCCGTTCTAAAAACGAGTTGTTGCCAATCCTCGAAAAATAGCTCTGTGGCCTCATTGATATAAAGGAGATTCCTCTTTCTTCCTCGGATCTTATCGGGCTGATCGATGGAGATGAATTCAATTAGATTCCCATTAAGGAAATACTCGCTCGAGGATTTGTTATGATGCTCCTCCCGATAAAGATCATAATTCCGAAGGATCTCGAAGAAATCCCTCATAACCGAGGCCCGGAGGCTGGGGAATGTCTTCCGGCAAATCGTGATCGTTTTATCCTTATTATTTCTCGAATAGTAAAAAATGATCCAAAGCAAAATGTTATAAGTTTTGCCGGATCGCGTTCCTCCTTGCTCGATTGTTATTCTCTTCTCTGATCTAAGCAGATGATCGAATACCTTATTCGTTTGGATTGTCTGAGCCAACGATCTGAATGTTAAAGAGATTATCTCCCGTATTGTGAATCTCTTGGCGCTCTACATATCCCCGGCCCTTTCCTTTTGTCTTTAGAAAGAAGATCGTGGCCGTTGAATTCCCCTCTTTGATCTGCTTATGAAGTTGGCTCTCTGCAAAATCGAGAGTCATATCATTTATCCCCTCGACCTTGGCGCGATATTCATCATCATCCCGCATCCAGCGATAGTGAGTTTCTCTGCTTATCTCTACCGACTTGCAAGCAGAAGTAACGATCCCGAGAGATTTCTCCAGGGCTTCGATCATCGCTCGTTTTTTTGTGTCATTTATTGTCTTCATAAATTCAGTTGAATTGTGAATTCGCTCGATTTCCTTTTTGCTGATCTAATCATTCCAGGGTATAGCTTGATTAATTTTTTTATCGCCTCTCGCTCCATATCGATCGTTCGGTAATCCTTGCATCCGCCATCTGTTGTATAATGGAAATTCTCCCAATAAGCATACCGGATGCCCAATACTCCGCCTTTCTCTTTGATATTGCGAAGGCAAAGCTCATAATCTTCCTTTACCTTGAAGCTCTCATCGAAATAATACTCGCCATCATTTACGATCCCCATACAACTCCCCAAGACGTAGCATTTCGTGATGATCGGCTTTTGAGGTACTGCGCCTTTTGTTGAGGATTCCGTTCTCATCCCCCACAATTTGAAATCAAGCTGCTCAGTCATCTCGAAATACCGGAGAAACTCCTCGGCCCAAAAGCCCTCGTCCTTAATCTTAACGTGCTTCACATTCCGCTCATATCTCCGCACATATCCCGCCGACTTTACGTCATCATCTAACATAACGACGTGCCGCTCCGTTGTGTTCTTGAGGATCCAATTTCGGGTGTTGGTTATGCCTTGCACTTCCTTAGGGATGCAAACAATATTTTTTACCAGCCCCTTGTATTGGTGATATTCCGATTCAGGAATGAAGAA